GTCTTTATTTACACCAATTAAATATGCGGAACAAATATGCGGATACCTTAAAAATGCTCGAGCAATTGATGTCGCGCCTGATCCAATATCTTCTGTAACTGGTAACGCAAATCTTTTTAATGCGCTAGTAATTTCTCTAATTCTTTCAGAATCATCTTGGTTACTTGGATATAAATCCCAATCAAATTGGTGAGATCTAAGTTGTACGCCTTCAAAATTAAGTGTTTCTCTTGGGTTAAGTGTTTGTCCTGTGGCTAGGTTAATACTAGGAGCGAGCGCATCTCCAATACCTAATGGCATTTTTCTTAATAAGTATTGTGCGATAGTTGCAGCATCATATGTACTAGTTTTTGCAATTCCCTCGGCAACACTATTAATGGCGCTTCCGAGCCCGCCGCTGGAACCACTCGCCATTGCTCTGGCGACATCAGCACCACCCGACTGGAGTAATCCAGGAATATCACTTAAATTAGAATTGCCTCCCTGCGCAAAATTATTAAGCGCGGTAGCTGCAGATTCCATAAGTGGATCTCTTGACATACCATTAACAACTAGACCTGTGGTATCTACTAACTGTTTTGGAAACGGCAATTCGATAGTTTTTGTACTTCGTAAAGAAATACCTGATTGCCGAGAGGATACTGAGCTAGTACGCGATCCTGTTGTTTGTAATCTATTAAACGTTCCGTTTGAAAAATTTTCATAGGAATATCGTTTGAAAACAAGTAACATTGTATGCGGTTGCGGTTTATCTGGAAACCTTAAAATGCCTGAGCCACTTGCAGAAAGTTCTTCTGCTCTAAAGTATTCAGGTCTTCTTGTGCGCTGTCTACCGAACATTTGTTTTACCGTTGCCTTTGGGTTATAAATAGGTTATAAGACTATTTATAACAGATTATGAGGTGTCGCTTGGCTTATAGTGGAAGGTTTAAACCAAAAAATCCACGAAAATACAAAGGAGACCCGACTAAGATTATTTATCGGTCTATGTGGGAGTTTAAATTTTTTAGGTATTTAGATTCCCATCCTGATGTAGTTTGGTGGCAAAGTGAAGAAGTGATTGTTCCTTATTATTCACCAGTTGACGGTAAGAGACATAGATATTATCCAGATGTTGTGGTGAATAGAAAAATTCCTAGCGGAGGAACTAAAACGTTAATGATAGAAATTAAACCCAAGCACCAGACGAAACCACCCGATCGTTCTAAAATGAAAACAGATAAAGGTAGAATATCTCGCAGATATTTAAACGAGGTTAAAACTTGGGGTGTAAACGAAGCTAAGTGGAAAGCAGCCAGAGCATTTTGTGTTCAACGTGGCTGGGATTTTGATATATACACAGAAGACCAATTAGGAATTAAATAAATGGCTAAAGTATTTGATGATATATTACTTAAAGGTATCAGAACCGGTCAGGTTCCTGGTCGTACTCAGGACGCGCGTGAATGGTATAGAAACCAAGCTAAAGCGTTACCAAAGAGAAACCAAACAGATAGGCTAATACGCGAACTTAGAACAGATCAAAATAGACGACAAGACGCGCGGTTTTTATTAGGTAATATGTACTTATTTGCATATGATCCAAAACATAAAGACACATTACCATATTATGACCGCTTTCCACTGATATTTCCTATAAATAAAGCAAAGGGTGGTTTTCTTGGAATTAACTTACATTATTTACCACCTCCGTTTAGAGCAAAATTAATGGATGAATTATATACTGTAATGAATAATAAAGCGTTTAATGATACAACAAGATTAACTGCAAACTATAAAATACTTAATGGTACTACTAAGTTTAGGCATTTTAAACCTTGTATTAAGCATTATTTAACCGCGCACGTGAGATCAAAACCAGCTTATATTAATCCAACTGAATGGGATGTGGCTTTGTTCTTGCCAACACAAAAATTTGTCGGGGCGACCGCGACCCAGGTTTATGCCGACTCTAGAAAAATTATAAGAGGTATGTAATGCCATTTAGTATTAATGAATTTAAATCACAGATGGATTGGTTCGGAGGACCCGCCAAAGGTTCTCTATTTCAGGTTCAAATATCTGGTGCTAAAGCTACCTCACGAGCTAACGAAAGAGATATGTTATTCTTTTGTAAAAACGCTACTATTCCTGGCATGTTATTTAACAGTGTTGAAAACCAACAAGTAGGTCAAATGAGAAGAATGATGCCAACCGGGTTTCAATCAGAACCCGTTCAATCAATTTTTATGTTAGATTCTTCTAGTCAAGTATTAAGTTTTTTCCATTCGTGGGCTCAGCAAATTGTAAATTATAGTACAGCAGCAGGCCCGTTTGGAGAAGTCGATGGTATGTTACCGTTTGAAATTAACTATAAAGACGAGTATGCTTGCACCGTTGCTATTAGGCATTATTCGGCTAATTACCAAACATCTGGATCGTATTATGAAGTGGTATTACATAACGCGTTTCCAATTCAAATCGGTGACGTGGATTTAGCTTGGGAAAACAATGACCAATATTCAGTATTACCAGTTAGTTTTCAATATGACAGAATTGAATATACTGGAGAAAAAATAGGATCACCGACCGCGCCATTCGGAAGAGGCAACGGCTTACTTGGTTTAATTAATCAGGTTGGAGCCATTGGACAGTTTATTGGCCAAGACTTAGTTCCTCGTTCAATCACGGATGCGGTTAACAAATATACTCGTGTAACAAATACATGGGATAAAACAATTAATGAACTCCGAAGAGTTTTTTAGATAATGAGGAGAATATAAATTATGGCACTACCTAAAATTGATTTACCTTTATTTGAGATGACTTTGCCAACAACTCAAAAGGTAGTTAAGTACAGACAATATACCGTCAAAGAAGAAAAGATTCTTCTCGTGGCGAATGAGTCTAAAGATGCGATGCAAGAAATACTTGCTTTAAAACAAGTGGTAAATAATTGTTTAATTGATATTGATGTTGAAGATCTTCCAATGGTGGACATAGAATATGCGTATTTGATACTTAGGTCTAAATCTGTAGACAATAGTTTAGATTTTAATATTAAAGATCCGGAAACTGATGAAACTATAATTCTTAAATTAGAAATTGACGACATTCAATTAAACATTGGAGAAGATTTTGAAGAAAGCTCTAAAATTAAATTAAACGATGATTATACTTTATTTTTGAAATTACCAAATATTGATAACTTTATTAAGATCATTGAGATGGATCCTAAAGATCCCTTAGTAAATTATTTTATTTTAATTTCTTGTTTAGATAAAGTAGCTTCTGAAGATGAGATTCATGAATTTAAAAACTACACCCGAAATGAAATTGATGCGTTCATGGAAACTTTAACGAATGCTGTTATATCTAAGATTCAAAAGTTTTTTGAAAATATGCCAAGGTTAAGACATGAGATGAAATATGTGAATAGTAATGGAAATGAAAAAACATTTGTTATAGAAGGAATGCGCACTTTTTTTATCTAATGCTGTGTCATATCACTCTTGGCGAATATTATAAACAGGTGTTCGCCTTGGCACAGCATCATAAGTATTCAATAAGTGATATCGAAGCTTTAGTACCATATGAAAAAGATATATATTTTGGTATGATTGTTGATTATATAGAAAAACAAAAAGAAAACAATAAGTAGGAATTAACATGGCTAATATGTCAGAAGAAACAAAAGCTATAATTGATAGGCTTAAAGCTGAAGGCGATTTAATGCGCAATAGCGGAACGAATTCGCTAAAGTCTGTTAAAGTTGAATTAAGCAAATTCAACGACCTATTTGGTGTTATCTCTAAAAATATTGAAGCTCAAACTGAATCTCTCGGTCTGCAAGCGCAGGCTGCTTCTGACGCATTAGAAGCTCAAAGAACTAAAGAACAGTTTGAGGAGCTTCAGCAGCAAAAAAGAGACGAGAAAGAAAAGCAAAAAGAAAACGAAGGCAGCAAGACAGATGATCAAATCGAAAAAATAGGAGATTCAATTACTTCCGCTTTATCTTTAAAAAATATCGCTATGGCTGCTGGTGGTATTTTCGTTGGGTACAATTTACTTAAAGGATTTATTAACGAACAAACTGATGGCGGCTTTGATAGAATGATTAATTCTATTAAAAATATTGAATGGCAAGAAATGACTGGCACATTTAATAGAGCATATCAAGGAATCAAAGAAGTAGATTTCAGTGGTTTAGCAAACACTGTTAACACTATGTCAAGATCTATGTCTCAAATTAATTGGACTAGTGTGAAAGACGGTGTTAACACTATGGCCACAAGAATCCAACAATTTAATAATTGGTTAGGTGAAACTGGCGTTGGTGATATTGTATCTACAGTTGCCGCGGGAGGCTTGGTAACTGCTGGTGCAAGAGGAGCTGCCGGCGGAATATTTGGCGCTTTAGGACAGCGCGGTGGAAGCGGCGGACTTAAAGGAAGATTAAGTGCTGTTCCAAGAAGTCTTGCTATGGTTGTGGCCGGACTTGGAGTTTATTACGCGGATGATATGGCAAACTGGATTCGCGAACAAACTGGTGCTGAAGAAGGTGGTGCGAACGCCGGGCTAATCGGGGATATGGTAAATTTTGCTGTCGGTGGCGTTACGATGCTTTCACTTTTAGGTCCCTTGGCAGTCACACCTTTGGGTATCGCTGCATTAGTAGTAGCCGGTGCGGTTGGCTTAGGAATTATAGCTAAAAACTGGATTGAAAGAAGAAATGCGGAAAATGAAAGAGATCTTATAGCAGAGTTGCAGGCTAAAAGAGATGCAATACAGCAAGCTCAATCCGGAGATCTTGAACAAGAAGAAATAGATGAACTAGTAGATTTACACCAAAGAACTATTGATCAAATTAGAACAGCAACATCTAATGCAGCAAAGGAAACTTTAGAAAAATCTGCTGAACAAATAAGACTAGCATTAGAAGCTAATTTAGCAAACCAAGAGTTTAATTTTGCACGTCCAAGAGAAGAAATGATGGGCGGCATTGCTTCGGCCGTTGAAGGAGCATTAAGCGGAAATGCTACTAGTGTACAAACTTTAAGAGATTTATATGGAAGACAATACGACGAAGGAACTTCTGGATTTATGGGTCCTTTGAATCGATTAGTGTGGGGTTCTAAAGAAACATTTCTTCAAAATGCAGGACGTACTGCTATTGACGATTATTTCGAAGCAAACGCTATACCATTTAAACAAAGAGGAGAAATGAGAGATCGTTGGAATCAGCTCGTAGAAAATCAATTTATGCGAGGCACGGGTGGTTTTAGAGATTTTGGAGCTGGGCAGCCAGCTATACTTCATGGAAGAGAAGCTGTTGTTCCATTTGATAGCCCAGAAGGACAAATACTTAAAAAATTATTTAATGGAAACAGTCCGGCGGATATAGTATCAAGCGGAGGTGGTATTGGCATGGGCGGCGTTATTATTAATAATGTCACACCTATTAGCGCACCGCAGTCGTTTAATATTACAGAAGGTAACAAAAACGTCTCGATGACTAGAATTGGTAGCGGTGGTGGATTTGGCGGCAGTGTAATGCGTG